TACTGCAACAACAGGGCTAGTAGTGATATTCTCTTGATCATTTAACCATATTTTTCTAATTCCTCCTATGTTGTTGTCACAGGATTTTGTTATCGTTTCTAAGGCATCGCATCCTAAAGGCATAATATAAGTTTTAAGTAAAGGGAGCTTTCACTCCCTTAGATTTATAAATTAGTTAATTAAGATGCAGAGTTGTAGAATACAATCTCATTACCATTAACGTGAGTAAATCCTACTTTCATATTTGCACGAGTTCTGATAACAGGTGTAGCAACAGTATCAGCTAAATTGATAGCTCGTAATGCTTTCCCATCACCTTCAGCATCAAATGCATATAAGAAATTATTTCTAGGTGAAGCAACGATAGTAGACTTACTTAACATTCCAGGACATAATACCATCTTTATTCCAAGATAAGAAAAATCTAATGCTTGAGTTAAGTTAGCTTGTGTATTAGATGCAGCAACAGCAGCACGATAAGCAGTAGCTACAGGAGAAGATACATAGATTCGTAACTCTTCTTGATTAGCAATTACAGCAGGAGGGATAGCAGCATAAACTGTAGCCAATGTAGCAAGTACATTTCCTGCATTAACAGCTGGAGGTGTAGCTCCACCTACTTCAATTACATTAGCAGCATCAGCTACTAGTGACTTCTTATATCCATCACATAAAGCTAAAGCAGCAGTACCTGATGCAGTATCACCTGACCAACGTAATTTCTCAATGTTCTCAGCGATTGTCTTAGACATCTCATTCCAATAGTAATCCATGAAAGATGCAACAGTGAAATCACCATTAGATCCTTTAGTCATTTGTAATGATACAAAAGACTGCTCTAGGTCAAATTGACAAATCTCTGCCATAGCTGATAATCCACATACATCAATCTCTACAGATGCAAGCTCATCAGTTGAAGCGTTCCATCCGCAATTCTCTGCTTGTAAAACTTGTCCAAAGACCACATTAGAAATCTTAGTCTTAAATTTAACACCTGGTAGTGTACGATAGTTGTCTACTACTTCCTCATTCAAATAAGCTCGGCTATAGAATGCTTCGCTGTTAGCTTGTAATAATGCAGATGCATCAATGTCCAAGTCAAATTTTAATTTTCTACTCATTTTTTTTGTTTTTTATTTAGTTATTATTGTTTAAAAATTTACTTACCATGCTGAACTTATCATGCTGTGATAATTTAGTAGCTTCTACTTCTACTACTTCCTCACCTTCAGACATTACTTCCTCCATGTGATTTCTTAAATCAGCTATCATTGCTATAATAGCATTGATTTGCTCATCAATTACAGGTTGAACTATAGCTAGGATAGCTTCAGCATCAGCAGCAGGATCAATAGCCATCTCTTCTGTGGCAGGTGTCTCCTCTATTACTTCCTCTTCTACTACTGTCTCTAGTGCAATCTCTTCTGTCATTGCTTCTTCTTCAACAACAGGTGCATCTTTAATCTCGATAATCTCACCGTCTACTACGACATAGATTTTACCATCAATTAGATGTTCTCCATCAGGTAACTTCATATTATATTTATTATTTATTTGATTACTTAGTTTTAAGCCTAAAAATCCCTCAATAGAGAAACCTATCTGCTCATTCTTTACTAGCTCATTATAGTAGTCTTTATCAGTTACCTGAGCTGTTACCATTAATGTGCCTTTAGGTACTTCAATACCATAGCTAGAGTAGGCTTTATCGAGCATAGGCTCTTGTACAACCCATGCCTCAAGTACATAAGCAGGCACTGTCTTATCAGTATCATGCTCTAGGTTAAAGACATTACGATTAGTAAGGTCTTGCATAAACTTAGAATGAATCTGCTCAATAGTCTCAGCTGTAAATTGTACATAGTACTCCTCATCATTCTCATCATTCCTATAGATTTCCATAGGTATCATAGCAGGAGCTACTACTCTATACTTTAGGTCATCTGAGAAAAACAATTTTTTATGCTCATCAAATGCCATCCCTTTAGTAACTATAGCAGGAGTAGAGGTAAAAGCTATCTGCTCAATCCCTAACTCTTCACCATCTGAATACTCAGGATCTATAGTAATTTTATAGATTGGTATATCTTTTGTCATAACTATATTATATTTTTTTTATATTTGTTCAAAAATTAAAACTATGATAGAATTATTCGGCAAAGAAATCCCATCTAAGATGGATGAGCTTACCCTAGAGCAGTTCCAAAAGATATCTGCTATCCATAACAGTGATGAGTATGATACTCTAGAAAAACATTGTAAAGTCTTTGAATACTTAGGCATTACAGAAGATGAGATGGATGTAGACTTTGAGCTGTTCTTAGAGAATGTTAAGTTGTTTAATAAAGATAACTATACTAAGAAAGATCCTATTGAAGAGATAGAGATAGATGGCTATACTTATAGAGCAGAGATGAAGCTCTCAGTGAAAGATTCTCGTATTGTTGAAAAGATAGTTAAGAAAGATAATAAAGAATATATCTCTGAAATAATGGCTCTAATGTTCAAACGAACTGACCTATCCAATGCTGAGCATTATGATTCTGCACATCTTAAGCATAAAGCTAAACTATTCAGCAAGCTCAAAGCAGATATAGCTATCCCTTACCTTACCTTTGTAACCTACAAAATAACAAACCATGCAGAATCTCAAGTTACCAAAGCATTGGAATCAGATATCAGTGAGTCAGTTCCTGGAGATCAGGAGTTTGAGCAGTGAGGATGGAATGTTCAACTATCAGATTGATGTACTTTCTGCTTTAACTGATAGCAATATCTCTGATTTTGAGGAGCTAGATATAGATGAGCTAAGTGAATTGACTAAGCAGATTAAATGGATACAGTCTGATCCATCTAGGAGGTATAAAAGTAAGCTAGATAAGTATGTACTCAAGCCATTCAGTAAGCTATCATTAGGCGAGTTCATAGACCTAGAGCATTACTTCTCTAATAACTACCTAGAACACTTCTGCCACATCTTAGCATTGCTATACAGGAGAACATCTAAGAATGTTTATGGTGATGACATCATTGAGCCTTATGAGTATAGTCCTAGAGATAGATTAGATTGGTATTTAGACTATCCTATTACTGATGTTTATGGATTAATACCTGAGTATCTAAAGTATAGAGAGAACTTTACTAATACCTATACTAATCTATTAGTAGATGTGGTAGCAGATGATGAGGTGCTAGAGGATGCTGATGAGATTAAAGAGCAAAAGAAAGAACAGGAGAAGCAGAAATTTGCTTGGGAGTCCACTATCATGGCTCTATGCAATGATGACCTAAGCAAGTTCAATGATATCCTAAATATGCCTGTAGTGTTAGTCTTTAATATCTTAGGAATGAAAAAAACTTTAGACTAGTAATCTAGCTCTCCATAAAACTCTCCGAATAGAGGCTCAAATGAGAATAGTATATCTCCCCCTCTTTCTAGTATGTTATCTATTTCTAAGATAGGATATTTAGTTAAAAGATATTCAGTATATCCTCCCCAAATCTCTGCATAGATTCCATCCTCATCTAATGCTGCATCAAATTGCCTAAGTAGATTATAAGCTCCTATAGTTTGTGTACCATTATTTAGAAATCCAAAGTAATAAGCTGCTACAATTTGTATCCTTAAATTAAAGCTATCACTAATCTCTGCATTGATTCTTACTGAATCTACTAGAGTACCTGTGTCTACTAAGAAATTATTTCTAAGTACTCTCCTAAGTACTGTAGCCATCTTTCTACGCATTGGATATTTTATATTGTAAGGCATATAACTATATTATATCAATTAAGAATATTGTTCAGGAATTTGGCAATTTGTCCATGACTTAATCACTACTGATAGATTCATCTGCCATCCTGCAGCATAGTCTAGTAGGTCATTATTCAATGGTATGAATGTAGGCTGTCCATCTATATCAAAGTCATAGTCATCTGAGAATGTAAACTCTAGATATAGATCCTGGAGTATCTGCTGAGTATCTGATAAGATAGTAGTGATGTTAGCTCTATCCATCTGAATAATATCAAAGCAATACAACTCTAAATTAAAGATAGTGACATTCTGATAGGGAGTAACTCCTGTAGGTACTACATATACTAGAGGATACTTCTCATCTTTAGTAGCAAAGTTTACCATTTGCTCTTTAAAGTCTGAGCCTACCTTCTTAACTTGTAGGTGATTGTCATAGAATGCAATAATCTTATCTACGATTGATTGGTAGCTTATCATAATACTGAATTATTTTGTATGTTATTAATATGATTCTGTGATGATGTTATCTCAGTCTCAGATACTATAGCTGTTACTGTTATGTTATTAGAGCCACCTCCTGCATTCACTTGACTACCTGTGTTGGCTTGCCCAAATAGTTGAGGTGCAGCTGCTGGTGCTACTGCTGTTGTGGATGTTAAGCTAGAATCAGGTGAATCAGTACTAGAGCCACCTCCACTAAAAGATGTTGATGATATTTTACCAATTGCCATTGCAGATGTTATAGCAGCTCCTGCCATTGCAGCCACCATTGCAAAGCCTCCATCAAATTTAGGATATTGTGCTAAGATAGATACTTGAGCTTGAGCAGCATTAATAATAGCAGCAGCTAATTGTGCTTTCTTATTTTGTTCAAATTGTTTCTTAAGTAATACTTCCTCTTCTTTACTGCCTTTCTTTACCTTTTTTAATTGAGCAGTTATATTAGTATCTGCCATAAATGCTATAGCTTCTCCTACACTCTGAGTTAATTTAAAGCCTGCCTCAATGTTTTTCATTTTATCAGCATGAGCTGCATCATCTATAACTTTCTGCTTATCTGCCTCAGTTTTCTTTAATGCTGTAGTATCCTCCTCATATTTTTTCTTAAG